CAAGGATTCACGTGCCCTTTGCCACTTGGAAAAATCTTCTTCCGGATTTTCCTTGTACCACTTGAACACGATAAACATCACTAGCGACCAAACCCACCGGGGTATCGCCAGATCATAGCCTTTGAAGTCTCCATCAAACCAATTCACAGAAGGGGCTACTGAACGCATATGCCTGAACATAGCGTGCGTGTCCCTTCCGAAAGGATTCATGCCAACCATATTAGGACCAATTGGATGTTGATTTCTGATCATCATCATGAATCTTCCGAAATACTTCTTGGTATGGTGAACAGTATTCATCCCCGAAGCGTAGAAAACTCTGACTTTACCCTCGAGTACTTTGTAAATCTCTAGCACCTCAACTTTCAGATTCGCATGGCTTATCCACAGTTGATTGAGATTGGCTTCCATGATACTCTGCTCCAAGGATAGTCTCTCCGCATAATGAGGTGTCAACACAATCTCTCCAAGAGTTTGATCTTCCAGTTCTACTCTAGCAATGTAATCTCTCTTTCCCTCTTTTGAGCGTATATGGACATATCCATGGCCACCACTTGTATTGAGGAAGAAAGGAGTCATCGTGAGTTCCTGTCCATTCACAACAGATGTTTGGCCGTTCAACACGGCAGCATCACTGGGATCATAACTATCCACAGGAAAGGGCTGCCATCTATCCATAATAATCTCGACCAAAGGAAAGTAGGGCGCAGGATCACGCTCTCTGAAGTTTCTCCTCATTTTGATCTCTGTATTCATGGTTGCTCGAACATATTCTCCATTTACAAAAGAACCTCGCACTCGGGCAGGCGCTCCCTTTGGATCACGAAACTGTTGTAGTTTGCTCGCGCGCAAATCACTATTAGCATAAAACGTCTTATGGTGACTCTTGCGCATAACACCAACAACACGACAGCCAGGGGGTATAGTATCCAACATACGCGGATCATACGCCCGTTCCAAGTAAGCAGAATCTTCCTCATCTTGTGGATCGTGCAATCCATCAATGCTAAAGAATGCAGCTTCTGCCTGTGCTCCTTTGGGACAATATTTCTCAATCATCTCCTGAGTGATTGGTGAACAATACGACTCTGTCGAATTATAATTGCCAGAATGGATTCCCATTATTTTCCTTGGAGAACGAGTATCGAATGTAATCCAATAGGAC